CTTGTGGGGGTGCTTGAGAAACTACCATGCGAACTCGAACTAAAATAATCCCATCGTCTTATGGTGAAGGTGACGCAATGACTTATGACCAGTTAAACGGTCTGTCTAGCGCGCACGTGCCATCTGAACCTCCAAAACTCATCCAACGAATAACCGACGTCGAGGATAGACCTCACCTGTTTAATTACGTAAAGAACGTAAAAACCAGGCTGGCCGTCCAAGGTATCGTGTTTCCGTTTGGTGGGGAGACTACAAGGGCGTACACTGAGTGCGTTCGGCGTGAATTGGATCAACTATCCACATTCTACGTACCGAGCGTCATTCCTTCGTATTCTGCTCTCCAGTCATGGCCGGAGATGTATAGACCCGCCGATGGGCGTCAAGCCTATCGGTTTAACTATCCATCGTGGGCACTCGCGAAGTGGGATGGGCCGAAAGTCTCTTTAAATAGAGGCTTTTCGCTCATAAACTTCCTACTCGAGTGGCGTGAATCCGTTGATCTTATCAAGGCGTGGGGTTCTCCCCATGTCCTTGCTGAGCGCTGGCATGCATTGCTAGGCAAGCATCAGACACTTGGAGGCAGGGCGAAAGCCGCTGCCAACGAACGACTGATGCATGTATATGGTACACGCTTGTTTATTCGAGACGCCTACACTTTGTGGCATACGCTTACAAAGTGGAAGGACCGTGCGGATAGATTCTTGGACCAGTCGGGCGTCGTTCAGAAGTCTTACAAAAGACCTGTGAACATAGGCGTCCCGTTGGTGAATCTGGGCACTAGGCCGTGCCCCGTGTTTGGCGTTTCTCCTAGTTCTTCAACTATGGAGATGAGCGTCAACATGTCATGGCATGCGTGTCTAGCATATAGCTATAGCACGCCTGCTTTGAAGTCCTTCTTCTCGCGACTCGCTCAACTATCTGACTCCCTTGGGATTCAGCTGGATGCGGGTATTGTCTGGGACGCCGTAACCCTCTCGTTTAGTGTTGATTGGTTTATCAACATTTCACAATGGTTACATGCAAACGCGTCGCTAGGCTCGTGGGTTAAAGCCGAGGTCACGCTACTCGAGTTTTGCCATTCGGCAAAAGTCGTGGAGACGCGGACTCTCAGTTGGAACCGCCCTTGGTACCCTCTCGAGCTCGGTGGTGATTTAACCACTCGTGCTTCTGAGATCCTCTGGGCGGAATCAACCTGGTACTTGCGGGAGCGGGCAGACAAGCCACCCGTTTTCGACAAGACCAATCTTGACCTCACTGCTGATCCGTGGCGAGTAGAACGCGTCATAAACGCGCTCGCCTTGGTAACGCAGAGAGCCAAGATCCCAGGGAAGAGACTTAAACCCTCTCCCCCTGTGAAGCCACCCAAGAAGGTTAGAACCTTCTGGTGGCTTACCTAGTTCCAGCGATGGGACTAACTGTGTCCTGCTTCACAGCAGGATTTTAACCCCCCGCAAGGGGGAATCGCAGTATCATTGGACCATAAAGCACAAGATGTTTAATACACTCGTACTCTGGAATGGTTCGACCAACGCGGGCTCAACAGCCCTCGTGGACGGACCTACCAATCGGAAGACCCTGAGGGTTTCCGCGGATGGCCTGACCCAGGTCTCGATCGCTCACCAAGAGTCGAACGAGAATCCGGGTTTGGTCACCCAACGGTCAAATGTCCGTCTTACCAAGACCAAGGAGGTCGAGGAGACGGGCGTGACGGCTAAGGCCTACGTGCAGCTGACGATCAGTCTTCCAAAGACTGTCTTCACTGCGACGGAGCTTAAGGTCATGTTGGCGCACCTCGTGAACATTCTTACGTCGGCGGATTCTGAATCCGCTTACGCGAATAATCTCGAGGGGCCTGATGTGGCCGCCGGTTCTGATCGGCTTTACGCCGGCGAACCTTAGCTGCTGCGATCACGGTGCGAGTGGTGCTGAACTGTGCTTAGAAAGCCGTACCTTTATGGACGACTCGAAAAGCTGCCTGGGTTTTTACCTAGGTTTGGTCAGCGAACTGTACCGTGATATAGCTCAATGTTATGGTGTTCCTCTTAGGATGCAACGCACTGAACTTGGATTGCTCCAAGCGAGGTGCGCGAAGGAGGGGATTTCGTTTCTCACGAAGTCCCTCCCACGTTTTGGTAAAGCAGTTGACTCTGCATTATCAAGCGGCATTTTGCTCTCTATTTCGGGCTTTAAACTAGCCCCGAATAGTGTAATCCCCCTCTTTCTGGGGTGGTTACTTAGCAAAGTGTTCGATGCGTCTGGAAAAGAGTTAGATCAACCCGATCCCATAGCGTTGAAGCACTTCAGGCAATTGTGTAATCTGTATTACAAATTGGAGATGCCATATGACAAAGAAACGGAAGAGTCCGTTATCTCGTCATTCGTCGCAACCGACACCGAATTGGCCGTCTATAACGATGGACCTTCGCCAGATATTATATCTGGTGGGGTTATCGATGGCGATCAGCCAGGTGGTTGGAACGACGAGTGGATTGTACAGGCTCGGGCACTTGTTTGCCGAGCGGTATCTGGGCTTGACCCACAGCGGATTGAACCCCGCCATGGGCCAGGAGCAGTCGCAACTAGGGAGGACGTCTGTCAAAAGACGAATTTCTCCCGAATCTATGCCAACCTTGAAGTGACCTATCCGTTTTCGGAATGGTTTCACTTCTCGCTGACGCATGTTGCGGACTCCATACATGATTGGGACCGGAGAGTAACCCTTGTGGATCAGGCGACTGCTAAAGTCGTTCTGGTCCCCAAGGACTCTCGCGGTCCTCGTCTCATCTCGTGTGAACCACTAGAAATCCAGTGGATCCAACAAGGTCTCGGTCGACTACTCGTCGATCGACTAGAGTCAAGCAAACTAACGAAAGGATTCGTGAATTTCACGGATCAGAACGTTAATCGCAGACTCGCCATACTTGGGTCCTCTGGTGAAGGGTGGGTAACCCTGGACATGAAGGACGCCTCTGATAGGGTGTCTCTGGAATTGGTTAAAACCCTATTCCAAGATCATCCGAAGCTGCTTGAGGCCTTGCTAGCCTGCCGCAGTTCTCAGACGCAACTCCCGAATGGTCGGGTAGTCAGCCTGAATAAGTTCGCCCCGATGGGATCAGCTTTATGCTTTCCTGTCGAAGCGTTAGTGTTCTGGGCGCTATCCGTTAGTGCAATTAAACGAAGCAGGAGGATTACATGGCGAGAAGCCACGTCTTCCGTTTACGTTTACGGCGATGACATCATAGTAAGGGAACAAGACTATGCTACCCTGCTGCAGACACTACCTCGCGTTGGATTAAAATTCAACGGAAGTAAGTGCTGCGTGGCGCGATTCTTTAGAGAATCGTGTGGGTGTGACGCCTATGTAGGCGTCAACGTCACTCCATCTCGACTCAAGACCATGTGG